TTAGTAAAGCCTAGCCCTTTAGATAACGATGTAGCCGTCATGAAAATACTACAGCTTATGGGCCAAATTAGCCTGCGAGACCTAGAGTATGTTTTAAAAGTAGTGGCTGCCGTCTATAAAAAGGTTTCCTAACATGACAACATTTACAACAGATGACCGTATAGCAGCAGAGCCTATACCTTTTGCTGGCTTAGTAGACCTGACAGTAAAGCAGGGAACAGATGAATGGCATCAACTTCGACTGGGCAAAGTAACGGCCTCTAGGGTTGCCGACATACTTGCAAAGACAAAGACTGGGCCTTCAGTTAGTCGAGTCAACTACCTGATTGAGCTTGCCTTGCAACGAGTTACAAAGGCCCTAGAGCCATCTTACACCAACGCATCAATGGAATGGGGAACATTAACTGAACCGCAAGCGAGGGTAGCTTATGAAGTTGCAACTGGTAATTTTGTCGATCAAATCCCTTTTATGGACCACCCTAAAATTAAGTGGTTCGGTTGCTCTCCTGATGGCCTGGTTGGGGACGATGGACTCATTGAGATCAAGTGTCCTAACTCTCCTACACATTGGTCCTATATAAAGGCAGACGAACCGCCAAATAAATATGTAATACAAATGCAGGCGCAGATGGCGGTTACAGGACGTAAATGGTGCGACTTTGTATCGTTTGATCCTAGGATGCCTGAACGCAGCCAGCTGTATATAAAAAGAGTTTCTAGGGACGGTGAGTTTATTCTTTTTATGGAGGCAGAAGTAGCTAGTTTTTTAAGAGAAGTTGAGGAGGAAGTAAATTTAATGGAGAGCAAAGATGCTTAAAGAAATAAAAGTAATCTATTCATGCAATATTGCTGGATATAACACCCATCTAATAGACAAAGCAGAGCTTATGAAATGGCTTGATGGCCAGTTTAAAGCGTATGTTGGTGCAAAAGATATTGGAATCATGGGTAATTCACAACTAGAAACTTCGGAAAAGGAATAAATATGTCAGTCAAATACTTTGTAAAAGCAGCCGTTTCGGAATACACCGATAAAGAAGGCAAATCAAAAAAGAAGTATCAATCTATTGGTGTCGTAATGGAAACCAAGCATGGCCTAATGCTTAAGATTGAAACCATTCCTGTATTTGCTATGAAGGAAGGATCAATTTTTGCTTATTTAAATGAGCCTGAAGATAAACCTCAGGGATATTCTGCGCCACAGAATTTAAGCCAATTGGAAGAAGACGTTCCGTTTTAAGGAGTAATTATGCTAAGAGTTGAAAAGTTTAAGGAGCGTTTTCCTGATGCTCCTGATAATGGAACGGCCCAAAAATTATGGGAAACCGCCTGGAACGAGGCTATAAAGACAGCAATTAAGCACATTGACATTTATACGACCTTGGACCAAGCTACAGCTAGGGCCTATGCCATGAATATTATGGACGAACTGGAGGGACTTGCATGAACGATCACATTTGGACCGCAGCAGGAACTGATATTGAAGAGCGCTGGAAGGCTAAATATGGATGGGTTAGACCATCTGAACAGCCTGAATACCAAGCCAAGTTTAAGTATTACCAAGAACTGCCCCTAAGGAAACTTGACGATGAAGCCAAGGTTCAATACGAGGCAGTTTTAAGAAAGGCTAAAGTAGCCAGGGTTCGTTAGTATTTTCGCATGTTTGGAAGAGGCGCTTCTGCTTGGCTTTTGCCTTCAGGATGCGCTTTTTCCATTGGTAAGCTCATGTGCTTGTCTAATTTGGCTTCTAAACGCTTTAATTCGTGTTCTGTGGCCTTTTCATGCTCTCGCTCTACTATGTAGTGGCCCTTGGTCTTGCCGTCGCTTGCAGCGCCTGTAATCTTGAAACTATCTGCTTTCATTTTATGCTCCTAAAATATCCATTGCTCGGTGAATTGCGGAAATACGCTGGTCCAGCCCTAGTGTGCCACCATTGATTCGTTTTGTCATAGTTAGCCAATCTTCAACATCAGCGCAGGCATTTAGGCCCTTTTTATTCCAAAACCAGCCAGCCGACATAGCAGCGTTTTCAGGCTGTAAAAGTAATTCAGGGGTATCTGTCAACGGACGATTAATTGCATCACCGCATACAGTGTAATTAGAACGACCAGTAAGCTGAATAATGCCTCGTCCATGAAATCTCCATCCGTCTCCGTCTTGTGAATTGCCTAAATCGGCTCTACCGCCATAAACCTTGTTCGCTATCTTTTCAGGATTGTTTTCGTATTTTTCAGCAGTATCCGTATCAGGAAAACGGCTAGGCCATACTCGCATCAGCGCTGCAGCAGAATAATGAAGATTCTCTTCCAAATTCTTAAAATTATTAGATTCATGCTGGCATTGACCGATAAACGCAGCTTGGCGTTTCGGTGTATTAATCTCGTATTTATTAAAAGTCGCATTTAATGGGTCTAGCCATTTAGAGTCAATCCCTAGCGCTGTAAGTTGGTCAATGTTCATTTAATTTACTATTTTCTGTAATCCAGTCTTGCAATGATACTAGTTGGGCTGTTGTGCTGGCGCATTGCTCGGTAAGAGATACCACGTTAATGGTTTGGCCATTAACTGTGATGGTGGCTGAGGCATCGCTGGTGGACAGGCTACTGGAACTGGAGTAGTGCATCCTGCCATACATAGCATGAATAGAAGCGATCCTTGCTTCATAAGTCTGTTTAATTCCATCATTTATTAACTCCTGTTCCTTTTGTATTGCTTTTGTTTTATCTGCTTGCTCTTGCGCCACAATAGCTTGCTGATCCACATAATGAGCAAAACGCAAATGCTCGACATAATAACCACTGAATACAAGAGCAAAATATAATGCAATTTTGTAGTAACCACTAAACCCACCTGTAAATAATGAAATCAAAAAGTTCATTGTGGTTCTGCACCGCTCATGTGTTTTGCTGCTACTGAAGCTGCACCTGAGCCTGATACGATACCTAATGCGCCAGCTAACTCAGTAAGGCTAATTTCATGCCCTGCATAAATAAGATAAATTGCTGCACCAGCAACTACTACAAAACCCAAAAACCAAGCCCACCTTGCAATATCATGGGTTTGATTATCTTTTCCAGTCAAAATATGAGTAAGAATTTCGTTCATTTTTGATTTCCAGCTAATAAAGCCACTATTACAGCAATTAACTGCATAGTCCATTGACGAGTATCTCCTGTAGTAAGGCAAGGAATCCAGTCAAGAATACAAAGCGAACCTATTGTTGCCGATATTCCAACAATATAAACCAACAACCAAATAAGAACTAATCGGTAATTATTATTCATTTTTGCGTAAAGTAATGAGCAATAAAACCAACTAAAGAACTTATACCTGATACAACCATCATGCCGACCCAAAAGCCTCCACGACCTTTATTTGCCATAGCAAGTAATTCTTTAATATCGTGGCGCATTTCAGCTACTTCTCGCTCCATAGCTTCTACCTTGGACCACATTACCCCTATTTTAACTGGATCGATTTCAGGCATGATTACGTTTTCTGTATAAAGGCCAATGAATAATATAGTGGAACGTTTGTGCCACTGTTAGTTACAACTCCTGAACTTGCAAAGCCACCTGTATTTCCAACACCATAAGTATTGCCTGCACCTACTATAAATGAATCTCTTAAATCAGGAGTGCCGTTTGATCCGTTACAAATTACATAGCCAGCAGGAATAGAACCAATAGAGCCTGACCACATAATAATTGCACCAGTAGGAATAGCTGTAGTGGAGCTTGTAGAGGTTGGAATAGCATAAATATTGTCATAAGTCTGAATAACGGCATTTGTAGAATCTGCCAAAACAAACTTATATGAATAACCTGTAGTTAGCCAAATCTCAAAAGGTGGTCTGCCGTCTGTTCCTAATACGATAGGATTGGTATTTGCAACAGCGCCTGTTGAGTCTGTATAGGTAGCCAAAGGAGTGCTAGAGCCTGCCTGGTAGCTATATAAATAACCGCCAGCTAATGGCAAGCCTGTAGTGGTAAAGAATTGAAATCCGTTACCTATTGGGGATAATAAGACTGACATTATTGATTACCTTTTTCTTTTTGAACTTGTTGCAAATAAGATTGGAATGAAGCCAATGGGACTTTACCAGCGCCTAAATTGCTTGGCGCTTGTAATAGCTGTTTTAAAGTTGATTGACCAATACCTTTTTCAAGATAAGAAGCAAAAGCAGGGTTATTTAATGCTTTTTGAATTAACTTAGGAGCGACAACACCTACGGCTATGCCTTTGCCAGCGCCATATATATCACCTTCTCTCAAAGCCTCACCAACACCCAAGGCAGCAGGAAGCGCAGCGGCATTTAATATGCGAGCCGTTGTTCCGCTATTTGGCAATTTTTCAGGTAATACATTTTTACCTGCTGCTGCCAAGTTAGCCAACTGAGGGTCTTCAGCATAGAAAGAGTAGCGCTTGCCCTTAGTTTTTAATGAATTGTAGAGCTTAGATGGGCTAATTTCGCCTGTGGAAAAGTCGGCAACATCCTCGACTTTACGCATATTGCCCCATTCTTTATTGGCTTGTTTAAGCAAAGCCACGTCTGTTTTATTGCCATAAAACTCTGCTGAGTCGCTAAGACCTTTGTTTAGTAAGTCTCGCAAGTCTCGAGCATAACCAGCAACGTCAACGTCTTTACTACCTGATAATCTATCCAAACGCTTTTTAAGATTTTTATATTGCGATGCATCTAAATAACCGCTATTTTGTTCAGCTTTTGCAAGAATATCATCAATATTTTTTTGAATAATCTGATGCTCCGAATCTTTCAAAGTATGCATAGCATCGTCATTCAATTCATTTAGTGCGTTTTTGAATTGCTTATCAATACCAATATTTACTCTAGTAGCAACATCGTCATAAACGTTGCCAATTCTATCTTTAGCAGCAGTAATAACTTCAGGAGTAATATGCTCGGCATCTTCACCAAAGGTTTTAGCCACAGCCTTGTTATATGCAGCCTTTTGAGCGCCTGCAAAAGAAGCCTGTGCGCCTGCGGTAATTGGGTTATCAGATAAGAAAGCCTTAGCTCTTTCTAATACTTTTGAGCCTGTAGCCTGGGCTGCGTCTAAAGGAATGCCAGCATCTTTTAATATTTGAACGGCTTTTTCACCAACTGGGGATAATTGTTTTGCAATAGGTTGTGCAATACGACCAATAGCTTTAACACCAGCCTCACCGCCTGCACCAGCAGCAGCGCCACCAAGCATATTAAATGCTCTGTTTTCACTTTCTAAAGTAGGCTGCACAGCGCCCATACCTGCGCCTGTCATAGCGGTTTTAGCAATAGTGCCACCTGGAAGCAAGAAAGCCTGTCCTAACTCGCCAGCTACGTTTCCAGCTAAACCTGCGCCAGTTCCTAATATTTCCTCATTAGCTTTTCTTTGAGCCAATATTTCTTGCTGGCGGTTTGCAGCAACTTCTTTAGCTGAAGGCAATCCGAGCTTTTCACCAACCTTAGATACTTGTGGGAATTTCTCTTCAAAATATTGCGCTAATGGGTCTAATACTTGGCCAACACCAGTTATGGTTGTTTGACCTGAGGCTTTTAAACCTTTGGCAAACAACTCGGTATTTGACATAGGCTGCCCCTTTTCATTCAAAGGACGAGCTTTTTCTACTTCAGAAGCGTTGATTGGTTTAGAAACTTCAACCTCAGATGGATTGATCGGCTCATAGCCTGAAACTGTTACAGATGAATGACCTGTTTCAACTTGGCTTGGATCAATAGGAGGCAACTTCATGGATACCTTTTGCAGATACCCTTTCGTTTCAGAAGCTGGCGGTTCGCCTCCAGCAACTACAGCTTGGCCTGCTTTACTACCACCGTTGTAATGGGCCAAGGCAGCTTTAAAGCTACCGTATTGTTTTTGTAAATCAGATAAATATTGCGCTGCGCCATGAGCAGAACTTACAGGATCATTTACATCAACCCCATAAGCCTGAGCGGTGGATGGCATAAATTGAAACCGACCTTTAGCACCCTTGGGGCTTTCTGCCGTATCTTTTCCGCCACTTTCTACGGATTCGACAGCAGATAAAGCGCCTTCAGGAAGGCCGTATCTTTGCTCTAAAGAAGCATAAAGATTATCCATTATTTATATTCCCAAGACTTGCCACCATCATAGCTTACAACTGGAACTTTACGACCATCCTTGGTTTTATACGTTCCAAAAGTAGGATTGCCCTTTGGCTGAGTTTTTGCCTCTGGGCTTAAGTATTTTTCTCTTATATGTTGTTGTGCTTCTGCAACATGGGTGTCAGGATTTAACTGTTTGTTTTTTGTTTTCTCTAGCAAAAATTGTTGTTCATCGTAAGCCATCTGATTTTGCTTATGAGCAAAGTCAAAGAAACGCTTTAATGCTCTTGGGTCGCTAGTGACGTCAGGATTATTCTTTAAATAATCATTCATCATATTAGCTGTTGGGTTGCCTTGTAATTGACCAATACCGCTAGTAACGGCTTGAGCAATAAACTTGTTAAAGGATTGGGTTGCTGATAAATCACCGCCTGCAACCTTGTCTACCAAATCTTGTGGAGCGCCAATAGCCTGTAATCTTTGAGCAATATCAGCATAAGCCCTAGCGCCTGCGCCTGGCCTAAATTGATTCATAAGTTGCTCTGCCTCGTTGATACGAGAATCTACCTGAATAGCACCGCCAACCCTGCCAGTTAAGTCTTTTTGGTAATCGTTAAAATTAGCGACCCCTGGTGTTGTTGGAAGTAAATTCTGTGTTCCACCTTGAACGTTTGGTGCTGTAACTGTTCCTGCAGCCCTATTAGTTAAATAAGGTGTTCCTTGTGCATTTGCATTAAATTGTGGCAATGCAGCAGCGTATTTCTCAGAATTAGTAGCTAGACTATTTCTAATTTTTGCTAATAAGCCTTTATAGCCTGCAACATCATTGTTGTTTAAATGCTCTTCAGCTTGTTGATAAAGAGTGTCAATTGCAGGTGAATGACCAAAAGTAGAGGTCCACTGTTTGGTTGCAGACAATTCTTTTTTTAAGCCTTTAATATCATTGCTTTTATAGGCTTCCGAGTTTTCTAAGCCAGTAATAGCACCACCAGCCATGGCGACTTGGTTTTGCAATAAGTCTAATTGGGACTTTTCAGACTGCGCTTTTGCCTGAGCAATTTCTGCTGGCATCGTTGCTGCTTGTTTTTGATAGGCCTGAACACCTCTAGCCATATTAACAATATCGCTTAAATTAGTGCCATATTGCTGTGGCTTAACAGTTAAATCGGTATCAAAGTTATAACCTGCCATATTAAGCTCCTGCTGCGCTTTGGTTTTGACCTAATAAACTAGCCAATAATAAATTGTTTGCAACGCCTGTGGCTGCACCTGTGTAAGCATTAGCCTGACCAACTTGACCTGCTGCCAAAGCTGAAGCGCCACCCACTCCTAGTTGACCTTGTGTGGTTGCAGCATTCTGCGCAAGATTGCCAGTTTGTTGTTGAGAGGTTTGACCAATACCAGCAATACCTGCCAAAGTGTTATAAATATTTTGACGTTGATTTTGATAGTTTTGGAATGCGTTTTGATAGTTAGTTTGTGCCAAACCTTGTGTGTAATTTTGCAGCCCTTGTAAAGCATTACCGCCAACTCGACCACCTAATGCGTTTGCAGCGTTTAGATTGGCATTTTGCCCTTGCTGTAATTGGAAGGCGTAGCCAGGTGATAATTGAGCGTTTAAATCACTTGCATTGAATTGATTGGTTAAATAACCTGATCCTGTGCCTGCGGTTGTAGGATTGCCATTAGCGTCATATTGAACATAATTGCCAGGCATCAACGAATTGATCGTATTTAAAGCGCCATAGCCTGTTGTTCTATATGGTTGTTGTTGTTGATTTTGAATATTAAACATATTCGCAGTCAATTGTGCTGCGTTATTAGCTGCGTTAGATTGAATTTGCGCTGCTTTATTTGAAGCATTTGCTCCCAATAAACCGCTTAAAAGGCTAGAACCAGCTTGAACTCCTAAAACTGTTCCCAAATTACCGCCTAAACCGCCACCTAAAGCGCCTAAAGCGC